TACACCTCTCTATTCGTCGGCAGCGTCAGATGTGTATAAGAGACAGGTCTTTGTACGGCAGGGGCATTACGGCTTGGTTGATCGGCAGCCCTTGAGTATCAACCACCACGCCCGACCCTGCGGCCACGCGCAGTTCGTTTGTTTGCTGGCGGGCAGCGAGTTTGGCGATGAGGAAGCCTGGGAAGTTGGCGAACATGGCCGTATCAAGGCCCATGCGCCAAGTCGCTGTAAGAGCCGCCGCGCTGTTGCCGAGCAAATGCAGCAGACCCCAGCCATAGAGCCCAAAGCCAGGAACGTAGGAATAATGTACGAACGTAGTCCGTGGCTCACAGTCTTCGTCCTCCTCGTCCCAGTTGCGCCGCAGCTCTAGAATTTCTCGGCTATCTTTGTCCATGGTGACGCGGAACGGCAGCAACAGGCCCTCGCCTTTGAATTGGCGCGGCGCGAACTGGTCTAGATCCAACTCGCAATAGCATTCATATAGAGTGTGTTCGCGGTCCTCGATGCGTTGAGACTCGATGTTGATGCCTTCGATGCTGGCTTCCTTGAGCTCGACGACGTTGGTTTCTACTGACGGTGGAGTGAGATCAGCATCACGATATACGCCGAGAAACTTCATGCGTTTCATCACGGCCGGGCGCATCTTGATGCGATGCGTAATGCGGCCAGCGTTGCGCAGGTCGGTCGTGGCGTTGTTGACGATGAGGTCGGCTGCGTCGATTGATTCCGACACAGGGCGGCGCCGCATTGGATCGGCATAAACTTTCTTAAAGCCCGATCCACCGAATACGGTCATTAGCAACATACGATCGGTGTCGGGCACATACTCGCGCGCCTTGACTGTCAAATACGTGTTGAAGTCTTTCTCCAAGCAATCGGCGAGGATGTCGCCTTCGGGAGAACGCTGGCCTGTGTCGACCACCTTTACCGGGCCGGATGCAGGCAGCAATTCAGCGCGCGCATTTGCCCAGGCCATCAGGACGGCTTCGAGCAGGATCGGGTGACGAACGACCGACATACCTTCAACGGGCGCAGAAGTGCTGCCGACGTCGCCCTTGGCGTCTTCGAGCTTGAGCCCCAACAGGTCTAGGCCCTTCGCTCTAGTGCTTAGCCACTCAGCGCGGGACTGATCGTCGGTCTCGATAGCATCAACGAGTTCGCCCGCAATGCGAGACAGTTCATTGCTGTCCATTTTCATTGCGAGGTTATCGAAGTGAGCGGTCGGCTTGTCGTCGACTTCGGGCGACAGGTCAACGGTGACGCCACCGTCTGCTAGTTCTGTGACGCCGCCATCGGGCGACACGGCGTTGCCCTCGATTTCAATGACGATATCTTCGCCTGCGGGTGCTGGCGTGCCGGGGGTTGAACCTAGGTTCCAGAGATTATCGGCCATTGGTTACACCTGATAAAGCGGCTGGGATGAGCCGCCCCGATGGCGGAGCGATTCTGTGAGTTCGTAGTCGGCCTCATGGCGGTGGACGATTAGTCCGGTTTCGCGCAGGAACTTGAGGGCTTGTGTGGCGCTGTCAGTGAGGTCGTCATAGCGATGTTTTGGGAAGCTTTCCATCTCGCTTATCACCATTTCGGCCCAATCCTTGTCGGGAGCCGAGACAAGTAGCTGAGAGAAGATTGGCTGCACAGCGTGCGCCCGCGAGACCTTATCGCCGGTCGGCTGCACGATCTGAACGCCCCATCCTTCGGTGCCATGCAAGCGCCTTAGTTCTTGCGCGACAGACAGGCCAGATGCCTTCGCTTCAACCAGCAATCGGTCGGCCTTGTATTTGCGAGCAGTCGCCGCAAGAGTTTCAACAAGGCCCAACTTTGATTTCGTTCGAATTTCGTACTCTTTACTAGTCTCATCCGGCAATCGCGGCTGGTACAGCCCATGCAGCTCTAAATGCTTGCGCCAAGCGTGCAACAGCATAATGCGCGGCGCGCCGTTCTCCCTGTACACGCCCCACACTGTGCATCCCGATGGGTCGTTAGTGCTTTCCTTGGCGGTGTAAGCGGGGTCGCAACTGACGACGACGAACTCCATAGGCGGATATTCATCTTGCTCCCAAGTGCCCCACCAGTCGCGCTTGAAGATACCGCCGCCGCGAGGCGACGGGCTCTGCTGGTACTGGCCAGCATAGGCGTAAGGACCGAGAGCTATCTTGATGCCATCGACGACGGCGGGCGGGAACCGCTCTGGCCATGCCAGTTCACCATCTTCAGTGCGCGGGTCTTCCCAGCCTATGATCGTCGAGCAACGTCGACCGGAATCAAATTCCATCGGGATCATGAGGTGGACGTAATCGGCAAATCCTTCGCTCAAAATCGTACCTGCCACGTCGCTTTCGTGGACGCGCTGCATGATGACGACGATCGCCGACGTCTCCATGTTGTTCAAACGATTGCTGAGTGCTTCGCGGAACCATCGAACGGTCTCGGATCGGATGATTTCAGATTCGCCGTCTTTGACGTTATGGGGATCGTCAACGATGATGCGATCGCCGCGCTCGCCGGTACCAACGCCCCCGACTGACGTTGCAAGTTTGGATCCCGTTTTGTCGTTGGTGATTTTTGTCTCGCCGACTTTGCGGGTGCGAAACGACGCGCTCCATAATTCTCGGTATTTTTCTGATAGTATCAGGTCACGATACTTGCCGTTGTCGCGCTCAGTTAGCGCGGCGGCGTAGCTGAACGCCACATAGCGCAAGTGCGGCATGTTCATCGGGCCGGCTTCCCACGCTGGCCAGAACACATCGGTCAGCAGTGATTTCATAAAGCCGGGCGGAACGTTGATGAGTAGCCGTGTGATTTCGCCAAATGTTACGGCTTCGAGGTGTTCGCATACGGCTTCGAGCGCCCATCCTTCGACGAATGGCGTCTGCGGTTCCAGCACATCCCAGAAATAGCGCACGAATTCCAGCAGACCGCCGCGCCCCTGCTGGCGTTTACGCATGACGCGGCGATTAGCCTCTTGATATAGGGCGATTAACCTGGCGCGTCGTTCCGGGTTAATTGACAGAACCGGTCCCCTGATTTGTTGCGATTAGTTCTTCGCCGATCGCCTCGGCTTCTTCTTGGATTAGCGCCAGAAGTTGTTCGTCTTTGATTTCGGTAAATTCGCCGGCGCGTCCGACTTCGTGCTTGTGAACATCGCGCCATGCGTCGGGGCGGCGGTTTTTAAGCCAGAATATTTGAGCGGTCGTGTCGGGCGCGACGTGAACCTTAATTGGTTCTTTGATTATCTGGCCTTGAAAGCAGAAAATCTTTTCATCGTCATATGTGTAACCAACTGCGCGATTATACAAACTTCGTTCGACGCGTTCGTCGCTAGATGTCCTACCAATTTTTAAAGATGCCACTAAGTCGGGATGCAGAGTTTTCCATTTTGTGAACCCTGCCATTGATATTCCGAAGAAGTCGGCGAGTTCGCGTTCTGTCGCCCCGAGAGCGCATAGTTTTTCCGCTTGCTGGGCGTATTCGGTTTTGTACAGGGACGGGCGCCCCATTTTGGGCTTTTGATCGTCCATCACGCGCACCCCACGCCTAGGCCCACGCCTTTGAGCATGTCGTTTTCAAATGCCCCTTTGAAGTCGCCAATATGGATGATTTCGACGCCATTGGCTTCGACGGCTACGGCGCGCACAACGCCAAAAACCTTGCCCAATCGTTTGATTGAACACGGCTCGCCGGCATATCGCCAGCCTACTGCGTACGTTTGATCCACGGGCTCCCAGAGGAGCATCGGTATCCTAATTCCAGTGGTGCCACGAGCGGCGCGCGCGGGGGACGAACTGGGTCGGTTAGCCGTTATGAGCGGGCGCCGCTCTTGGCTGACCACAACATATAGCCTCCACGGGCCATGTCAAGCCCTTTCCGTAGCGGACGCCCCCTCATAGCGCCGCCATTACCCGTCCCCGCTACCCATGCCGCACCACTACCATTTAAACGCACCAGCGACCTTCCCATAGCTTCCCATAGCTTCCCATAGGCTTCCCCCTACAAACCGCCCGTCCGGGGCCAATAGTACCCCGTGAGGCCCGTTTCAGATTAACTAAGTATTTGTTTTAATTAAAGAATTTCCAATATTTTCAAATAGTAACATCTGATCGTCTACGATACACTTTTCTTTAATGATATCAAAGGGTTATACCCTGAAAACCATAGTACATCGGTACATCGTCTTAGAAAGAGACAAATTAACAAAAAATCAGAAGGCATTAGATATAGAAATATATATAAGAGTCTTATATCTTACGATGTACCGATATACGACGATGTTACTTTATTATACAATAATATCAATAATTTAACCAAAAAAACAACATCTGATCTTTTTACGACGCTCCAAGATGTACTCCGCACCGGAATTTTCTATATCTTGTGCCATAAGTGGCCATAGCCACTAGATATGGTACTCAAATCTTTGCCGGGCACCATTTTTGATCTTAGGGCATCTGAGGTTTCCGACGTAGTCGCCGCCGGACCCAAATCGTTATTTGGACCCAAATTACCGCTTGACACATACGCCATCATGGCGCATACAAAATGGGCGAACACAAAGGGAGACACACCATGACCAACATTTCAGCATTAACATCCTGCTTGAAACTGGCCCTCGTTGCGGAAACGCAGGACCAGGTTAACCGCGCCGTAGAGCTGGCAGAACAGATCGCTGCTGGCATGACGGTTGATGAGGTCAACGCGGCGAAGGAGGCGGCA